ATCAAGTTCAACTCACCACAGAACTTTGCCTCATACAGGCAGGCAGAGATGGATGCACAGCGTGTCAACGTGTTTGGACAGTTGGAACCATTGCCCTACATGAGCAAGCGTTTCCTGATGCAACGATTCCTGGGCATGAGCGAGGAAGAACTGCTGACCAACGAGAAGTTGTGGGCAGAGGAAAGCAACCAGAATGAACCATTGGCACCATCGGGCAGTGACATGCGTGGAGTGGGCGTGACACCGGGTGGCATCGAGGGTGACCTGGACATGGGCGATGAGATCGACGCGGACCTAGCAGAACCTGAACTGGGTGACGCAGAAGCACCCGCGGCGGACGAGACTCCACCGGGAGCCGAAACACCACCGGGAACATAAATAACACTATGACACTTCAAGAAATGTACGACAGGGCCCAGCCGGGATATCAGGATGCCTCTGAGGATCAGGGCAAGGTGACACTGGGCGACCTACGCAAGACCAAACTGACGCTGAAACAGATATCCAAACTGCGACAGATGAACGACGTCAGGACCTACGAGCAGGAACAGAAACTGGTCAAGATACGCAAACAGTACGGCACACCACCAGAAGCACCTGCAATCTAGACATTTTTGGCCCTTTTTGGACCAAAAACACCCACATATTCTCCGCAAAACTTAAATACAACACTAGCCTTACATATATTTGGAGAATCATCACATGGAAAATAAATTCGAACAACTTATCGAATTCATCATCAACGATGAAGAAGATAAAGCAAAAGAATTGTTCCACGAAGTAGTAGTGGAAAAATCACGTGAGATCTACGAGAACCTCATGGCTGAAGAAGAAGTTGCTGAGCAAGAAGAAGAAGTGACTGAAGGTGAAGCAGTGGAGGAAGAAGCAGTAGAGGAGTCAACTGAAGAAGATAAGCCAGTTGATGAGTCTATTGAGGAAGAGATCACGGACGAGAAAGCAGAATTAGGCGGAGACGCCGCAGACGATTTAGTTGACGAAATTGAAGCAGACGAGGAAGGTCTTGCTCTTGAAGGCGAGGGCGATGAAGAAGACCTGGAAGATCGTGTTGTTGATCTAGAAGACAAATTGGACGAGTTAATGGCTGAGTTCGAGGAGCTCATGGCAGATCAGGACAAACCTGAGGAAGAGATGCCAATGGGTGACGAGGAAGGCGAAGAGGAAGTAGTGGGTGACGAGGAAGAAATGGACATGGAAATGCCGATGGAATCTGAGCCAGTCGCTGAGGAATCTGAAGAGCAAGTTGACGAAGCAGTATCTTTGAAGCCTGTCAAGGCAGACAACAAGGATCATGCCAGCAACAAAAACTCACCTGTTCCTTCGAATGCCGGTGCTAAAGAAAAATTAGCAGATGCACATGCTATGTCCAGCACACCGGAAAAAGGCAAACCTGCTCCTAAGGCCAAAGACATGGGCGGTACAACTGAGCCAAATATGGCTCCTGCACCTGCTCCAGAGAAGTCCGACAAGGCAGGCAACAAGAAATCACCAGTATAATAGGAAATTAGTGAATGTTACACCTTAGAGAAAACATTTCCTTCAGCAAGGCCAACATGGTCGTTGAGGGTTCTCAGGACGGCAAAGATCTTTATATGAAGGGCATTTGTATCCAGGGTGGTGTAAAAAACGCTAATGAACGTGTGTATCCGATCACTGAGATCGAAAGTGCTGTTAAGACTCTTAACGAGCAGATCTCAGGAGGGTATTCAGTTTTAGGTGAAGTAGATCATCCGGACGATTTAAAGATCAATCTTGATCGCGTAAGCCATATGATCACAGAGATGTGGATGGATGGACCAAACGGTCACGGAAAGATGAAGATACTACCAACTCCGATGGGTCAGTTAGTCAAGACCATGTTGGAAAGTGGTGTAAAATTAGGCGTCAGTTCTCGTGGTAGCGGTAATGTCAACGAGAGTGACGGCAAAGTCAGTGATTTTGAAATCATCACTGTCGACATTGTGTCACAGCCTAGTGCTCCTAATGCATATCCCACAGCAATTTATGAGGGTCTCATGAACATGAGGCACGGCCATAAGGTGCTGGAGATGGCTAGGGAGTCTAACGGTGATGCGAAAGTACAGAGGTACTTGAAGAGCGAGGTTAAACGGCTCATCAAGGATCTCAAAATTTAGGAGAGAATGGCATGCTAGATGTTATCAAACCATTGCTAGATAGCGATTTGGTTAACGAGGACACACGCAACGAGATCAACGAAGCGTGGGAAGCCAAGTTAAACGAGGTTCGCGATCAAGTCAAGGCAGAGATCCGTGAGGAATTTGCCCAGAAGTATGAACACGACAAGCAAACTATGGTTGAGGCAATCGATCGCATGGTAACAGAAAGTCTCGAGACTGAGCTGGCTGACGTCAAGTCAGAAAAAGCACAGTTGGCAGAAGATCGTGTTAACCAGGTTAACAAGATGAAGGAATCTGCAGAAAAATTTAATAACTTCATGGTTACTAAATTGGCAGAGGAGATCAAGGATCTTCGCGAGGACCGCAAAACACAATCTGGACTGATCGAGAGATTGGAAAAGTTCGTGGTTAGAGCGTTAGCAAATGAGATCAAAGAATTTGCACAAGACAAAAAAGACGTGGTTGAAACCAAGGTCAAACTTGTTGCAGAGGCTCGTGCGAAACTGGAGGAACTTAAGGGCAAGTTCGTCAAGGAATCAAGCGAGAAGATGTCAAATGCTGTTGCCAAGCACTTGAAAGCAGAACTTTCTCAGTTGCAGGAAGATATCAAAGTTGCTCGTGAGAACAGTTTTGGTAGAAAGATCTTCGAAGCATTCGCTAGCGAGTTCGCAGGTACTCATTTGAATGAGAACGCTGAGATCCGCAAGTTGAATGACATCATCGAGGAAAAGAACCAGCAATTAGAAGAGTCAACCAAGGCAATCGACGAAACTAAAGCGTTGGTCGAAGCCAGAGAAAAAGATATCCGCATAATCAAAGAGTCCAATGAGCGTAATGCTAAATTGGATGAACTGCTTGAAACTCTCAATGATGAGAAGGCAGAGGTCATGCGTAACTTATTAGAAGGCGTCCAGAACAAGAATCTGGAAAAAGCCTTTAACAAATATCTCCCAGCGGTGCTTAACGAAAATGTAGTGAAGTCCAAGAAAACGACACTCACAGAATCCGTTAAGGAAGTTACTGGGGATAAATCCCAGCCACAAAAAGCAGAGGAAAGCGACAACAACATCGTTGACCTACGCAAGTTGGCCGGGCTATAATCTTTTGACAATAGGAGATAAACATGTCTAAAGAACTACTTGAAAGCCGTTGGGGCGAGACTAAAGATGCCTTATTAGAAGGCCTCCAGGGCACAAAGAGAAACTCAATGGGTGTTGTGTTAGAAAACACTCGCAAGCACTTGATGGAGACATCAGCCGCTGGTACTACAACAGCAGGTAACGTTGCAACTCTTAACAGAGTTATCCTTCCAGTAATCAGAAGGGTTATGCCAACAGTTATCGCTAACGAGATCGTTGGTGTACAACCAATGACTGGTCCAGTTGGTCAGATTCACACATTAAGAGTACGTTACGCAGAGACTAACAATGCAACTGGTACTGCTAACGACGTGACAGCAGGTGATGAGGCATTATCACCATTCAAGATCGCTACTGCGTATTCAGGTGACGGCACTGCCGGACTTGGTGATACGACAGCGGCTAAAGAAGGAACAGGTGGTCGTAAGATTTCCGTCCAGATCTTGAAACAGGCTGTTGAGGCTAAAACAAGAAAACTACAAGCTCGTTGGACATTTGAAGCGGCTCAAGATGCACAGGCTATGCACGGCATCGACGTAGAAGCAGAGATAATGGCGGCTTTAGCACAAGAAATTACTGCTGAAATCGACCAAGAGATCCTTGCATCTTTACGTTCATTAGCGGCTACAGAGTTCACATACAACCAGTCTGCTGTTTCTGGTACTGCTACATTCGTTGGTGACGAACATGCGGCACTTGCTGTTTTAATTAACAGAACTGCTAACTTGATCGCTCAGCGTACAAGACGTGGTGCTGGTAACTGGGCAGTTGTATCTCCAGCGGCTCTTACAGTTTTACAATCTGCTACAACTTCTGCTTTCGCAAGAAGCACAGAAGGCACATTCGAGGCTCCAACAAACACTAAATTTGTTGGTACACTGAACGGTGCTATGAAGGTATATGTTGATTCATATGCTTCAGACACAACAGCAGTATTGGTAGGCTACAAAGGTTCAAGCGAGTCAGACGCGGCGGCATTCTACTGCCCATACGTGCCATTGATGAGCTCAGGTGTTGTTCTAGATCCAGCAACATTCGAACCAGTAGTTTCATTCTTGACAAGATACGGCTACATTGAGCTGACAAACACAGCATCATCTTTTGGTAATGCTGGTGACTATGTTGGTGAGATCGCAGTATCTAACCTTTCATTCTCATAATTCAACATTATGCAATGAAGTAGTCAAGAAACTACAAGCAACACAGGAAGAACCCACCCTTAGGTGGGTTTTTTCTTGGCCTGCGTTCCTGCCTATAAGTAATGCTATGTCTAAATTACCCTTCAAGATGTTCAGGACCGCATACCAGCATGCCTGGACACGTGAACTGTTCTATTCCAAGTACCAGCCCAACAGGCAGTATGAGTGGATAGACACGGACATGCCGGAGCATGCCGTTGACCAGCGTGACATCACCTATCACTTCAACGAATACGGATTCCGATCGGACAGTTTTGAACAACGCACACAGTTCAACATACTGGTGTCGGGCGATAGCCTGACGGTGGGAGTGGGCACAGCATATGAAAACACATGGCCCAGGCAACTCAAACACATATTTGAACGGGAGACACTGAACCATAACGTCACTGTATGGAATCTGGCACAGAGTGCCACCAGCACGGACTACACGGTGCGTTCGATCTACAAGGTGTTGGACCAACTGGCACCGGATTTCGTGGCAGTGTGCTGGCCACCGGAGACCAGATTTGAGGGACCTGACGAGGATGAGCTGAGAGACTACACGTTTACCCATGTCGACACGGAAGAATACCCAAGACTGTTCCTGGACCAGCGGTATGCCTACCACAACCTGCAGAAGAACGTGGCATTCCTGACGGAGATATGCCGATCCAGGGACATACCATTGGTGCATGGTCCTGGAGAGCACACCATGTTTGGCATTGATCCACGCACAGGTGCCAGGGACGGACAGCATCCTAGCGACGATTGGCATCGCGAGTACGCCGAACTGGTGTTTGAACACTGGCAAGATAAATACTAGCGTTCGCACACGGGGTGCGTTCTTATGCTGTTACCATATCAGCGTAGCGGATAGAACCCGCATCGGACTTCTTTAAGGAGAAATATAAAATGGGTAGACCACTAAGATCACAATTCTTTGGCGCCACTGGCGACAACACACAACCAACAATTCCTTGCCGTGCTGACATCGGCGGCACAGACTTTGAAGGTTTCATTGTCAACCAGAGAGCCACCAGAAAATTCACTGTTTCCAATGACGGCGAAACATTATCGGGCGTATGTACCTTGGTCAACAAGATCAATGCACATGCCGCTGGAGAGATGTCTATTGTTGGCGTGACTGCCGGCGGTGGAGCCGTGGCTTTACAAAAGCTCACACAGAACAAGGCAACTGACTATGACGGTAACTCCTACACATGGGAAGTGGCTGACGACTCATCTGAATCGTTGCTACGCCTGACAGCAGTGTAATTTTTGCTAGGTCAACAATCCCTTCTGATAATTACGTTGGAAGGGATTTTTTTATGACCGTAGCATTCGTATTGGGCAATGGCAAGAGCAGGCTTGCCGTGGATCCGCAACAGGACCTGTTGGGCAAGGGCATCATCTATGCCTGCAATGCCATATACAGGGACTTCATGCCCAACGTGCTGATATCCACCGACAAACCCATATCCGAGAAGATACAGTTGGAAGGCATACCCGCACGTGTCAAGCACTGGACACGCAGGCCCCTGCCGGACTCGCAGTCATACAAGATAGAAAGGCCCTACTACGGCATGAGCTCGGGACCCGTTGCCATCAGCCGGGCCGCCATAGATGGACACAGCCACATATACTTCCTGGGATTTGACCTGGGATCCAACGACGGGCGACTGAACAACGTGTATGGTAGCACCGAGTTCTACAAGGCCAACACTGACAAGGCCACGTTCGCCGGCAACTGGATATACCAGATCAACCAGATATCCAGGGAGTTCAGGCAGGCACAGTTCGTGAGGATCACGGGAGCAGAGAGCCAACCGGTGGACTGGGAAAATAAATTCAACAACCTGACTGAAATGTCCATGGACGATTTCAAGGTGATGATAAATAAGTTGTAAATAGGACAGGAACATGGCCACAGTAAAAAGATTAACAGGTGACTACGACATATACACATATGATGCCTCGGGTAGCATAGATGGCAATGTTGGCATCACCACACATACGGTTACCATAACCGGCAACCTGAACGTCACGGGCACACAGACCACGGTCAACTCAACTGACACCAACATCAAGGACAGATTGATAGTGTTGAACGATGGTGAGGTGGGTGCTGGCGTAACAGGCAACCTGTCAGGACTTGAGGTAGACAGGGGTTCGGGCACCAATGCCAGGATAGTCTACGTGGAGTCAACGGACAAGTGGTCCATCGACAACGGATCGGGCTCATTGGTTGCCATAGCCACTTCGGCATCTGGTAACGGTGGTATCGAAAATGTAGTCGAGGACACCACGCCACAACTGGGCGGTAGTTTGGATGTCAACGGACAGAGCATCGTGTCAGCCAGCAACGGCAACGTGGTGATCGCCGCGGACGGCACGGGCATACTGCACGTGGATGGTTCAGCAGTGAGACTGCAGAACGAAGGTTCAGATCCCTCAGGACAATCGGGCTACACGACTGTATATGCCAAGGCGGCAGGCAGTGGCGGCACTGGCCTGTATGCTGTGTCAGGCACGACATCAGCGGATGAATTGGTAAGTAAATCAAAAGCCGTAGTATTCGGTATTATTTTTTAGGAAGTAACATATGTCAATCACAACACAGGCGGTAAGCAACACAGCGACAACAGTCTACACATCAAGTGGTAACACAGCAGTCACATACATGACCGTGACCAACTTCACTGGATCAGCAGTGGCAGTTGACATCAACCTAGTACCATCAGGTGACTCAGTGGGCAATGAGAACTTGATCGCTGACGCATTGGAGATCGCGGCCAACGACACGTACCAGCTCTATGCTGGAGGTGAGAAAATCTTGTTGGAGAACGGTGATCTGATATCATGCACGGCCAACACAGCCTCATCACTGAACGCAGTAGTTTCCTACACCACGATCTAGGTAGCCAATGGCTGGTAGATTCCTCAAGGAACCACAAATTGAAAAAAATGCCAGGGCGGTGACCTTACCTGCTGGCAACACAGCCAATCGTCCGGGATTACCAAAATTTGGCACGCTCAGGTTCAACACTGACCTTGGTCTACTGGAATTCTACAACGGCACTGCATTCAAGCAGGTGGCACTGGATGGGGAGAAGACCCTCACCATCGACACCTTCACTGGCGATGGCACCACATCAACATTCACACTATCAGCAACACCCACCGGCACCGGACAGATACTGGTGTTCATCGGTGGAGTACACCAGGAATCCGACACGCACTACACGCTGTCATCGGATGACCTCACATTCAATGAACCCGTTCCTGACGGAGAGACCATCACGGCCATACTGGGACTGGGTGACACACCAGATTCTTAACTAGATAAATAAACGCATAAGCAACGTTCGTTGTGGACAAACCGAGGTAAACCTGCGAGAGAACAAGGTTGCCCGTGAAACACGGAGTCGATAGGGAGATAATATGGCCCAAGGGCGTATATCTGGCCGACTGTTAAGGAATGACCTGGCCAGAGACAACAATTTAACCTTCAACACCAACACACTGGTGGTGGACTATGGCAACTCCAAAGTCGGCATCGGCACGGTAACAACATCAGACCTATTGACAGTGGCAGGCAATGTCACGGCAGGCAACCTACAGATATCCAACAATCAACTGATTTCGGTCAATACCAATGCACACATAGTGCTGAATCCAAACGGTACTGGCAACATTGACGTGTCCTCCACGAACATCACCAACCTGGCAGATCCACTGGCCAACCAAGATGCGGCCACCAAGGCATACGTGGATGCACAAATGAGTGGTTCGCTGGGCAATTCCATACAGTTGGGATCACCCACGGACAGCAACCTGACATCACCGGCGGCCTATCAGAACTGGACGACAAGCACGACCATGACGGATGCCATCGATGACCTCAATGAGGTGGTGCTGAACGTCTACAATGATACCTACGTGGGTTCAGTGGACTTTACCGCGGACACCACATCGGGTGGTGCGGGCACGGTAGTGACACTGACCATCACACACGTGGGCAATGCCAACAGGTATGACATCACCTGGGGTGATGGAGATACCACCACTGGCACCACGGATACCACACCGTCACACACATATGCCACGAACACAGGCTCGCCTTTCAGCGTCACGGTGCGGGCATACAACAACGCTGGTTCAGGATCTGGCTCGGAAGCCAGCAAGACCAGGACAGACTACATCACGATATACACAGCAGATCCTGTTGTGTCATTTGCCATATATGCGGCCTCGAGCGGGGGGAGTGCATTGAACTTCTGGGATGACGGTGCAACAGTGTATCTGGAGAACACCACCACTAACATCGGTGCGGCTACCATACAGTTCACCATTGACTGGGGAGATG